CAATAGCGGTCTGCATGGATTGAAACTCACCACGGACACGGATGATCTCAGAACCTAATGCCTTCAATACTGCTACACCACCAATAACCGCTAATGCTTTCTTCCAAGAAATAGCAATGCCTTCGTTGGTCTCTACGACTTTCTTCCCGTCATTATTGTAAAGTTCATACTCATCCCGAAGTTTCTTTACCGACAATCGAGCGTTAGCCTGTTCCTGAGTAAGGTCAAATAAAGTGCTTTTCTGTTCTTTCAATTTTTCATTTGTAGACCTTATTTTAGCTTCTAAGGAAGAAGTATCACCGTCCTGTTTTAATGCTTCACGATACTTGTCTTTAAGGCCGAACAATTCATTTTTCAATTGTTGGATAGTTCCACGTTGAAATGTTATTTTTTCCGACAATCCATTCACGACCTGGGAGGCATCGAAGATTTTCTTTTTGAAACCATTCTCCATTTCGGCACCAGCTTTCGCAGCATTAGTCACCAACTCATTCATGCGTTGAGTGGATGTAGATAACTGGGTATTAAGAGACTTGAAAGTAGCAGGGGATTGTGTACTATCCATGCCCTTTAAGGCCTGTTTGAGCCTTTCAATCTCATTACGGAGCCTTACAACTTCTTCCCAGTCACTTGCTACCTTAAAATATAGTTTGGCCATGCCTATTTCCTTCCTCTACGATTTATTAATTCCTTTCCAGATGTTTTTTTCACCCTCTCTCCATACACCACATGCAGCTTATCCTTTTGCATGATAACCAAGTTTCTATATGGTATTTCATAAACCACTTCCCGATACGACAGATGCAGATTTTCAATGAACGATGCAATCTGTCCAAGAAAGCAATCGTTTCCGATTACTTCTGCTTTGCTACCAGACTCGACACGTTCCTCGCCAAAGTTGATAGCTTCGTAAAAGATTCCACCGAGATAAGAGAATAAGCCTCACTGATAGCGTCTACGAGTTCATCCAAAGTTCCTTGAGATAATTCTTCAAATAGGCTATCATCGTCTTTCACAAGCCAGGAAAGTGCATGTGCTACGCCGTCAGAGTTATTGATACCTCTAAGAATACTTTTCAAATCCTGTTCATTCCCAAAATCAGAAAGGTACATACCGGCACCAGCCAGTTTATGCACCGTTGGCGAAAAAACTGTGTAACACTTGCCGTTTACCGTAACATTCACGAAATCTGCCCCAATTATCGAAGCTGATACTATCTTTGAACCCTTATTCATCATTGCCCCTTTTTAAAAAGGGATGAAATTTTACTGCCATCCCTTTCTGTTAATCAATCTTTTTTATCAAAACTATCAACCTTCTGGCGCTACAACTTCCGATTCATCGAACCATTTTTCAGAAGCCAAGCCTTCTATTCCGGTAGTCAACGGAGATGCAGTTACTGCCAATCCAATAGCTTTATCTGTATTAGCACCACGTCCATTGATAGTCGCTTTTGGAAATACAACATATACACCGTCTTTTGTCTTGCCGATGATACATTTGTGGATAGTCTTATGCTTTCCCCTTTCCCAAGACTTTTCAGTGGCTTTTCCACCTTGCAAATCTGCTTTAGTTTCGTAATCGTACTCACCAATAGTGAAGTTAATTTTCACTTCTCCCGGTTCAGTTATTTCACGATAATATTCACCATTCAAAGCATTTTTGTACTTTGTGGTATTGGCCTCTGTTTCCTCATACTGGAATGTATCACCATGCACATTCTTCACCTGCTTCGTTGCTGCATTTTTCAGAATTGCGGCAACCTCTGCACCTGTCAGACCTTTTGACTTGTCTGCGACAGTTGCAATAGGTTCTGCATAATACAGTTCGTCTATTTCTACTGCTGTAATCATAATTTTCTATTTTACATTTAACACTTCAAATAAAATTCTCACATTCACATAATGACACTTCAAAGCTGTGTCCGCTTCCGTACCGATTGATTCAATTGAGTAACGGTAACGAGTACCGTCATAGGAGCTTACTACATCGTCAAACAGCTTGTTAGCTTCCCTTTCGAGTTCTGCCAATCTTATACGGTTAGAATAACCCTGAATGCGCGGTACGAATATATTCACCTCATTAAAGCTATTCTTCCAGTATTTACTTGGTATTTGCTTTTTCACATGGATGATTATCATTTCTCTTTCCAATCCCTTTTCAGGGTCTATATGTGGAAAATCTTCACTTTTACTGTCATCACCTTCAAAGACAACATATATCTCGTTTATACCAAGAGCTTTGCAATCCCGATGAAGTATATTCCCTATGGTTTGCGGTGTTATCATTATTCAAATTCCTCCTTTAATCGTTTATAAGCAAATAAAGCACCTTCACTCCTGACCATAAATCCATGACCTTCAACCTTAGATGCGTACTGATAACCATTAGGAGCGGTAGCATCATTATAGAGTTCCAAGCCTTCTTTTGATGCAGTATGTTTATTCGATTTACGCAGAGTACCACTTCTATCGGTATAGCTTCCATGTTCTTTATCGTATTCATCAGCTTCATAACCAACTTTATCTACAACTTCAAGAAATTCGGTTTCACCTTCCTCTATAAATGGCTCGAAATCTGAAAAATCAAAATCAACTTTTACATCCATAATTCCGAGTAGTTAAAGTAGTTTGTATTCTTCACCGCGTAAACCTCGCCTTGACCTCGCACGTTCTCACCATCCATACAGCGAACTTCACTACCCGCCTTAATCGTGATTCTCTTCTCGCACACTACATGGAAATTAGGACGATATACAGAGCCATTGTCAGAAGAAAACTCTTTCGTAGTGTTGTCATCACAACGGCACTTGCATATATCCTGCCAGCTCTCACCACCAGTTCCGGGAATGGGTCTGCCAAACTCATCCTTATCCATCGGAATGATTACCTTAACCTGCAATATGTGTGGAACAAATATCATAAGAAAGTCACTTTAGGTTTGCTACTCAGTTCATCTTTTAATCCGTACTGCTTACACAGAAGTGAATAGTAGTCCTTTATCCCTTCAAGATTCCAAGACATAGAAAAACCACTCTCACTGATTGAAGTGGCACGTAACAATAGAGAGGGGATGAACTTCGCAATTGCCACCGACACAAGACCGTAGCAATCCTCGTTCATCTCATCCTCTCCGCTTATCTTCGAGTTCAGACACATATCCAAAAGGTCAGCTTCCGACAATTGAATGCCGAAGGTCTGGAACTTCTGTTGTATGTAGCCGTTTACCGTCATCACTCGATACCTAATGCTTCTTTCAAAGCGGAAGTCTTTTCTTCGTCCAGTTCTCCTGCTTTAGAAAGAAGTGTTCCCTCTCTCATATTTGCAGTTACAGAGACACCGATAGACTTCAATGCTTCTACAACGTCTTTCTTTTCAAACTCCTGTTCGAAGAGAAAAATCCCCTTAGAGGCTTTCTTCTCTTCAATAACTTCGGCAAGTTTGCGTTCCGAAAGGTCTTTCACGCGGGTTTCGTCTTCAAAATCGAGGATTGTACCCAGATTGTACACTTCGCCAGTAAACTTGTCGCGGAAAATATCAATCACTTTAATCTTCATAGAATCCTCCTTATCCCTCCGGGACAGCGTTCATGGTTGATAAATCGAAATTCACAATCTTGTTCGGAGCGGTAAACTCAGGAATCCATTCAGCGGTGTATTCCATGTATCTACCTTCTTCGTCACGATAGTTACATACAGACATCTGGCCTTCAGAAGTATTGTAAGAACGTCCCGGAACGGGATCAGTCATTACATACGGCTTATGGTGGCGCATCTTCATCACCTTATCGGTACGCAACAGAGTGATACGGTCATCTGGATAAATCTGTACGTTCTCGCCTGCCTGATTTTCTACATAATCTTCCTTGATTTCAATTGCCGGAAGACCGATACCTGTAAATACGCTGGATGCCATTTGGTCTGTAACCAATCCGGCATTAACCATAAACTCACGCTCACCAAGAATCATCTTGAACTTATCCCCGAACTCGGAAGCACCTACAATGTTCTTCATAAACGTACCACGAGACATAATCATCTTGGAGAACACACCGTATTTGGCTTTCAATTTCTGAATCTCCTGCTGCAAGTAAGAGATAAATACATTCTTTGCTGAAGCATCAGGAGTAAGGAAGTGGAACGGTAACTCGATGTCCAACAATTCGATGTTTTCCTTATTATCGGCCAAATGAACCTGCGCCTTACCAGTCATCAACAATTCGGGAACGATAATATCCATACGCTTGTGCGGAGCAAGCAGGATTTGGCGGTAATCATCAACGATAAAATCAATGATTTCTTGCAAGATTGTACGCTGGTCGGCAGTATTGGCGGCATTGAACTTGTCGATGATGTCTTGCAATTGTGACAGACGTTCAATATCCATCTGATAACGGTCGCCCAA